AACCCGCCGGGTGGCGGGCTTTGTTTATGGCTTCAGGTCTTTCAGGTGCCCGACGCAGACGAGCAGGACGTGGTAGTCCGTGTGGTCCACCCAGTCGCCACCATCGGAGGCAAAGTCGGCATCGCGTGCTTCGCGCTGAGCAGTTCGGGCAGCCTCTGCCACCCCGTTCGCCACGACGTGAGCCAGATAGGTGTCCTTGCCGAACTCGTCGGCGATGTAGTCAGGCCGCAGCAGCAGCACGGTGTAGTTGTTCATGACAGTGAAATCTCCTGTAGTCCTTCGAGCCCGGTCACGTTGAGGGCGTCACCAGCCACGAGGACCGTCGGTTCAAATGAAAACAATGGTTCGCCCTTCAGCGTCAGTGAGACGATGAGCGCTCCCCCGCCCACATGCTCGACCTTCAGGCCATCGTAGGCCATGAAGTATTTGCCATCACGCTCGATGTTCTGCGGGAGGCCACCGCCGAGCATTCGGCGCTTGAGATAGTTGGTGAGTGTTAATCTCATCACCACACCCTCGGCAGTTTCTCAGCCCATTCCAGAAGGTTCTGGCGTGCTGGGTCAGGTTCGTCGCGCAGGTCGTCCAGGTCAATGACCTCGACGAAGAGGTCGATCGCTTCGCTGCTCACGTAGCGGACACAGCCGCCTTCGACGACGATGAATAGTTTCATGTCGCCTCCTCAATGGGTGTGTCGGACACGAAGATGCCGTTGATGAAGACACCTTCCCCAGTGCGCTCAAACAGGTCCCGCGTCTCCGCGTCGGTGCCTTCCCACATGAGCTCGACGTAAATGTCAACGGCAGCGTGCCGCGACTCCGCCTGAAAGCTCTTGGCTGTGTCTTCGTCGTCGCCGCAAATGCGGCCTGTCACAAGGTAGTGCTTCATTTCCGTTCCTTCACGTACTCAGCCGGCACGTAAGCGCGCACGACGCCGGAGTGGGACTTGTATTCCACGCGGAGGTGCCCTGCCGGGCCAGGGCCGCGTGAGTCGTTGGCGATGACGATGCCGGGGAACCCGAACACCGTGACGAGGGTCTTGGGTTTCATTTCTTAACTCCTGAGTTTGTTTGATGCGGCGCCGATGGGTTGAACCTGTGCAGCTCTGACTTTGCTTTCAGGTAGGCCGCGTTGGCCTTTTCAGTCGTGGCGAACCGACCGAGGTAGTGGCACACTCCAGCTGAGGTGATTGAGGCCTCCCACCCACCTTTCCTGAACCGCGTACCCAACAGTCCGGGTGTCCGATTCAGCGCGGACACTCGGTTTTGTTGGTTCTCGTGGTGGGTGGCTTCGCGGAGGTTGTCAAATCGGTTGTTATCACGGACGCCGTCTCTGTGGTCGATGTGCGCTGTCGGCCAAACGCCGGTCATGTATAACCAAGCAAGACGGTGAGCGCTGTACTTATGTATGTCAACCCGCATTTTGCGGTAGCCGTCTGAGTACACTGTGCCTGCAACATCACCACGACGCGAGCCTCCGCGCCGGTCGACCCTCCATGTAAACACTCCGGTACTTGGGTCGTATTCAAGCAGCTCTTTCAGCCGCCATTGAGTCATTTCATTCATCACCCTTACCCCAATTGATATTGTTAGCGTAGCTGGCCACGAACCCGGGCGCATGATGTGCATATTTCATAACCATTCTGAGATCAGACCATCCCCCCAGCCTTTGGAGCACTTCTATAGGTGTCCCTGATTGGACATGCCACGTGGCCCAGGTATGGCGTAGACCGTGCCAGGTGAAGCCTGAATAGCGGCCTTTATCTGAGGTTCGTCCCACTCCGGCCCGAACACAAGCAGCTTGCCAGGCCGTTTTAACTTCCTTGACCGGCTTGCCACGGTACGTAAAGCAGAACTCAGGGTGCTGGCCCTGTACGGAGATGAGAACATTGATTGCTTCCTCTGAGAGTGGGACGTTGATGGCTGCGCCACCTTTCATTTCAGCGGCTTCGACCCAGGCGACTTTGCGCTTGAGGTCGACGCGCTTCCACTGCAGCCCCAACACGTTGGCCTGGCGAAGTCCAGTCGTAACGGCAAATGTGGCCATGGCCAGCATGTGGGGCTTGAGTTGCGCGCGCAACCTGACCCACTGTTCGTGGGTAATCCAGTCACGCGGCTTTTCCTTCTTGTCGTTCTTCTTCTTGGCCACGAGCTTGAGATCGACGCCCGACATGACCAGGATGGCGCCAATGCGCGTGCGGTAGCGGGTGTACGTGCCGGAGGTCTTGCAGAACTTCTTCAGCGCCGCGTCGATGTTCTCCGGTGTGACCTCGGTCAGCATGCGGTCGGGGTAGAACGTGGCGAACTTGGCCAGGCTCAGAATGTCGGAGTCTGAGCGGTCTTCGGCCTCAGCCCACTTGATGACGGCGTTGCCCCAGCTCTTACCTCTAAGCGCGGGGTCCTGCTTGCGCAGCTCTACCTTGAACTCGTCTTCACGAGCTTGCGCCGCTTGTTCATCATCAGTGTCAGTCGAGCGGCATACCCTTGGGTAGCCGGAGATGGTGAAGCGGCACCACCACTTCTCACTGTTAGGGCGTTTGAAGAGTGACATGAGTATTGCTCTCGTAAATAGGCGACCAGGTCGGTCTCGATGAATGTCCAGGCTCGGCCCACCTTTGCAGCGGGAACGAGCCCCGACTTGATCAGGCCCGACAGGGTGGTCTTGTGGACGCGCAGCAACGCCGCTGCCTCCACAAGATTGAGGATGCGCAGCGGCTCAGGGTTCATGCTTTAGAACAGCCCGTCCAACACTGGGGGCTTGTAGTCCGGCCCCTTGTCGATCTTGCCGTTGGGCTTGAACAGGGGCTGACCGCGGGTGTCGTACTTGCTCCAGTTCGAGAAATCCACACGTCCCGCGGCTGCGGGCACGTTCATGTCGGCGCAGTGGCCCACGCCCACAGCAGTCACGATCTGGTCAGCCAGGGCGTCGAGCAGCTCTCGTCGGTCGAGGATCGTTACTTTCTCCGAGCCGTTCTTGAGCGCGTCAGCCAGCAGCTTCAGGCTGTGCTGCATGGCAGACCAGTCGAAGTGCTTGAACTTGAGGGCATCGAACATCTCGACGATCTCCTCAAGGTGGCAACCCAGCTGCACGTTCAGGTCTTCGGCAGTGGGTTCAGGGCGGGCGCGTTGGTGCCACAGCTCAATGGTTTCGAGGCTCATTCAGGGTCCTTAAAGGTAGGTAGCGGGTGCCAGTGGGTAAAGTTGTCGTCCTTCATGCGGGCACGGATATAGGCCACGCCCTGGGCTTTCTCGATCAGCAGCATCCGGGCGCCCATGGGCGTGTTGGGTGTGATCGGCAGCCACTTGATGTTGGGCGTGACGACGGCTGCGCCGTCAGCGGTGAGCTTGTGGGTCATGCGGCCTCGACAAAGTTGCGGAACTTCTTGGGAAAGTCTCTGTCTGTTGTGGAGAGTAGCTGCACCTTGGGGTACAGCCCGATCTTGAAGCGCCAGTCCAGGTACTTGTCGTACACCAGCAGCGTGGGCTTGCCCATGTTCAGCGCCAGGTGTGCAAATGCTGTGTCACATGTGACGGCGCAATCCATGCCGTCCAGCAGGTCCGCCGTGTCGTCGAAGTTCACAATGTGCCGACTCATGTCTTCGCCTAGCTCACATGGAGCGCCGATCTGGAAGCTGTAGAAGCTGTAGTCCCCCAGGTAGGGCTTGAACATCTTCGGGTTGATCGTTCGCTCTTTGTGAGAGTCGCCCATGTTGCCGGGGCTGTAGACAAAGCCGACCTTGGGCTTCTTGCCAGGCGTGTACACGGGGTCGTGCGCCACGTAGGTTGGCACCGGGGGCAGGGCGTTGAACTCCCGGACGTAAAGCCCGAACAGGTCGCCCACTGTCACGATGATGTCGTACTGGTCGGCGATGAAGCCAGGTGGCATCTCGCTGAGTTTCTTCTGCGAGAAGTTGACCGAACCAGCGTTGCCGATGAAGAACGACACGAGCAGCTCGGGGGATAGCTTGACAATGCTCTGCGCCGTCTTGCTGGCCTGCACGACCGCTCGACTGAACATGAGCTCATCGCCCAGCCCCTGCTCGCCAGTGACAAACAGGCGCTTGCCTGATATGTCGCCCCAGTGCTCCAGGTACGGTACGTTCTGGGTGCGCAGCGCGACATAGTATGGCTGCATCTCCGGGGAAGCCCAACGGTAGCCGTAGTTGCTGAACCCCTCGACGACCTTGCCGTTGTGCAGCTGCACGATGGACAGCATGTAGCGGGCCATGGGATCGTCGCCGAACTCCAGCACCTCCTGGTAGCTGAGCTCGGCCATCTTGTACGCGCCAGCCTTCTGGTAGGCCATGGCAATGTTCATGGTGATGGCCTTGTGGTCAGCGGTCTCGTTCAGCGGGACCTGGCTGCGCACCGTCTGAAACAGCTTGACGATGCCAAGGAAGTCACCTTTGGCTTCGAGCTTCGGAACATCGGTGTTCAGGTTGATGTTCATAGCACGTGCTTTTTGAGCGCAGCCACTGCCACCGGCACGATCGGCTCGATCAGCTCCAGCATGGCCTGGGCGTAAACACGGATCTCATACTGGGCATGCTCGTGCAGCCGCAGGCGCAAGAAGTTGGCCAGGTTGTGCAGGTCCACCGTGGCGAACATGTGGCTGTACGTGTTGACCGGCAGCACACCACGGGCCAGCTCACGGGGGCAGCCCTCGGCAAGCAGTGCATGGTAGGTCGCAAAGGCACCTTCGCCAGCCGACAGAATCGCCTGCTGAATGTGCACAGACAGTGGGTGCTCCTTGTCAGTCCGCATCTGCTTGTTGTTGGCCGACTGCGTGGTGATCTGGCTGACCTCTGGGATATAAAACTCCTCCGGCAGCTCAGAGTACCGGGCGGACACCTCGTTGAAGCTCCACGTCCGGTGCCGGTGCCACTGGCGGAGCACGAAGATCGGCGCCTTCACCTCGAAGGTGAACTGCACGCACTCAAGGGGAGAAGTATGGTGGTTCTTGACCAGGTAGTCGATGAGCTTGGCGTCTTTGCCCTCATCAGCACCAGCACGCCACTCGGCGTCATACGAGACCCTTGCAGAGCGCACGATGGAGAGGTCAGATCCCATGTGGTCGACCAGCCTGACAAGGCCGTGGTTGAGAACTTTGATTTTATTCATGATGTAAGTCTTAATGTTGTTCGTCGCAGCAGGTCGGCTTCGACCGCGGTATGCAGCGCCTGAATGTCCTGGTCTATGAGGGTGTTCAAACGAGGTGCAAGTGCAAAGGCGAGCAAGCCCGGGTAACACGCTGGCAGCAAGTGCCGAACAGCATCTTCTGCCATGGAAAAGCTGTATGCGTTCATTTGGTGGTTGCTGCTCTCCGCCATGTCGATGAGCTGATACCGGCCATAGAGCGTATGGTTCACAGGTCTCTCCGATCCCGCAGACCCAGAAACACAGGGTGACGCGGCTTGTCTTTCACGCCGACAGGGAAGAACTTGTACTTGGCGAGCTTGCCGAGGTACTCGTCTTGTCGGGCCCAGAAGGTGCCGCGCTGCAGGGCCGTAAGTCCAGTTCCAATTGAGAACTCGACTCCGGTGTGGATGTCTCTGACGAGAAACGCACCCAGTGTGTCTTTGCCCACAAGACCCGCCTGTGCTGTGCTGCGTTTAGTTCTGCCCAGTTCATTTGTTTGTGCCTCGTTACCGTTGAACATCTCTTCCTCGAAGCCGATGATCTCAGCCTCACTGTCCTCGAATCGCTTGACCTTGAGCAGGTAGCCTTCGTTGACGGTGGAGCGACCGAACTTGTACGGAGCGTTGGGGCTGCGCAGGATGATGCCCTCGTAACCCTCGGCCACAGACGAGGCCTCGTACTCGAGCATCTCGTCTTCGTTGTGCATCAGGTTCTGCGCCAGCAGCGTGATCTGGTGGAAGTCGCTCCAGACGCCAGCACCCAGCGTGTCGAGCATGATGTCGCGGCGCGCCTCGAAGGTGCCTCCGCAGGCATGGTGGTCGAACACATAGAAGGTATAGGCCGGGGTCTTGTCGTAGGCCATGACGTTCGAGACCGACTCGTTGTAGCACGTCGGGCTGGTGGGCTCGCCCACAATCAGTTCGCCGTCCAGGCCGTTCAGCCTGGCGTGGCTCAGCTGACTGTAAATGTGCTTGTTCGGGATCGGCTTGAGCGTGCGGCTCAGTGCCTTGCCGTCCACGATGCTGCAGCGGATGCCGTCGAGCTTGGGGCTGGCGTACACCGGATAGCGGATCTTGGAGAAGTCTGCGGCCACTGCGAGGGTTGGTTTGAAAGCGCTCATTTGATCTTCACCAGTAGATTTTTCATGCTCCATCCACAAAGGCAGATGAAGACGTCGTCAATCAGCTCTTTGCCTTTGATGTCTGCGGTCTCATATAGGTTGACCAGCAGCAGGCTGTCGTCAGCATCGTCTTCGGCCATAGCGCGGCGAACGCAGTCGATTAGGGTCATCTCATGTCCTTTGGTTAGATTTCATTACAAGGCTCAGAGCCTTCTGAGCCAGCGTGTCGCCCATACGGGCGCGGTTCACAACAGCCTGGCCGGTGGCCTCGGCGCTGGGCATACCCAGCACCATCACCCGCCACTTGCTGGTCTCCAGGTCGTAGACGTGCTCCAGAGCCCACCCCTGCGCGGCGGCGAGCGTGTTCTCTTCGGCTGTCATTAGATCGTTGTTAGACATTAGATTACGAGGGCGTGAAAAGGCCCCGAAGGGCCTGGTGGTTTAGTTGCCGGGCTTCTGCCGGATCGAGATGATGAGGTTGGGGAACTCCATCGTGATGACGTTCCCCTCCTCAGTGATGAGTACGGACGGACGGTCAGCAAGCACCCTCGGCGTGTATTCCAACGCATGGGTGTAGAGCTTGGGACCCTTCGAGCCTTTCCATTCGTAAAGCCAACGAGACCGGCTGCTGCCTTCCTTCGGGGCGGGGAGGCGCACGACTTGTCCTTTTCGCCAGAGGTTTCCCAGATAGTCTGAGACCCTGTTGGCAGACGCGGCGTGCTCGCGGATTTGCGGCATGTCGAAGAATGCCTGAGCATCCATAGGCTCAGAGGCCGCTTTTAAAGCGGCCTCCAGTGCGGGGAATAGTCCTGTCTCGTTGTTACGCATGATAGTGCTCGATGAAGTTGATGTCCTATAAGTTAAGTAATGCGGTTCCGGCTTGTCTTTTCACGCTCGTTTTAATCCCGTGTTGGTGTAGACCGCATAGGTCCTGCGGCGCTCGGGGCAGAGTTCTCTGGTCGCCACGGCGTCTTTGAAACCGGCCAACCGCTTCGCCCTACCCCTTTGTCATCTCTGTGATGATTTCTGCGAGTGTATTACGGGAAACCATCATCTTTCGAAATCTTTCTGCGACTATCGGGCTCGCCCAGCTTGTGCCGGGGAACCAGACGCCGCCTTCTTTGCACCCGATGATGACGCCAACCTTACGACCCTCAGCGTGCCTGGATGTAATCCAGTTCTTCTGAAGCTCGGACAGGCCGGGCACCACCAGGGTGTCAGCGCGCTTGGGAAGCACGTTGAACTTGTACTCGATCCACAAGTCGCCCGCTGGGCCGCTGTACCAGCAATCCGGCTGGCCTGAGTTGTAGACGTTGTTATTCTTGATTCGATAAAGCTCCCGAGGGAGGTGTTTATGAACAGAAGCAATGAAAGTGTTTTCAGGTTGTCTGCTCACCAAGCGTCTCCTCTGCGAATCTTTCTGATATGCGCGTCGGCTACGCCATAAAGCGGAGCTAACTTCCTGGACCCGAGCGGCGAGGCTCTGATCTCAGCGACTTGCGCGGCGGTCAACTTAGCAGACCCGTTGGCTTCGCCGCCCTGATGCGAGCCGTGCTGTTTCTTGCGTAAGCAGTTTTCGCTATGCGTCTCCCACGCTAAGTTATCAACTGCATTGTTGTCAGGGTCGCCGTCGAGGTGGCTGGCAGTATGTAGCGGCGGGCACAGTCCTTTAAACGAAGTAAGTACCATCTCGTGCACGGCGTACTGGACCTTACGGCCGGCGTACGCGCACACATAATAGTACCCGCTCACACGTGGTTTGATTACCTTAGGCGGCTTGTCTTCAAACCTTACCCTGCCCAATGACGATACGCGGAAGCGCATGTCAAATGGGTAGCGTTTCCAGGACTCAGGCGTCGCCATCTTCTTCGACGAGGGTGATGACGCCTGCGTCGATCAGGGTCTGCAGCGCCGCAGCGACGCTTGGCCCCACTGGCACGGGCATTGCCTTCGGCTTGACACCAGCCAGCTTCTCGCCCAGGCTGACCCGGTTGTCTTCGGGGGAACACACGGGGCAGCCCGGGAAGTCACAACCTTCGATCGTTTCCTCATCGAAGCCCCACACGCCGGCAGCGTCAAGTGCTGCGCGTGCTGCGCGGTTCTTTGCTTCCTGTATGTTGTCGAGCGTCGGCTCAGCCTGCTCAGCGATGAGCCGCTTCTCCACCAGGCGCGTGTAGCCGATGATGTCGGTCCACGAGTCGATGTAGCCGGGGTCGCCGTTGAGGATGCGGCCGATCTTGTGGGCCACCATCTCCAGGGCTTCCCTCATGTCGTCAGTCATTACGGGCCAGCTCCGGCCCTGTTTCATGACGTC